CTGCGCCGTAAAGTCATCGACGACTTTAAAGAAGTGGTTTACGGCGCGGACAATGACTTTGGTAAAGGCAAGAAGGCAGACTTGATCTTGATGGAAGACAAGTCTGCTGGTATTTCCCTGATCCAAGAGCTGCAAGGTGCTGGCGTGCCGGTACGCGGCTACAACCCTGGCCGCGCAGATAAAGTGCAGCGTTTAAACATCGTGGCACCAATGGTAGCTAAAGGCAAAGTGTTTATCCCAGAAGAACCAACCCAACGTGGTGACTTTGCTCAGTGGGCTAAACGGTTCCTACGCCAAGTCTGTTCGTTTCCAGAAGCAGGTGGGCATGATGACTACGTGGACTCACTATCCCAGGCCCTGCGAGTTTTGCGTGATTCTGGATGGATCCAGCTTGATTACTTACCTGCCAGGGACTATAGCTACGCAGATGATAACCGTAAACGGTTTGAGAACCCCTACACTTTATAGGGCGCTTTTGCCCCTAATTGTGCATTAGTGTAATTAGGAACATAAATCCAAAACAAAGACAATGGCACAACAACCCCAAATCCCAATCCAATCCGGCGGAAACCTTCCAGCCCTAGATGATCGCCAAGACGATCTAGGTTTGGCAGAAGACCAAGATGCTGAGATGGAGCAATATGAAGACGTGCTTGGCTTGGATCCTGATGAGGTAGAACAAGAAGTTATTGAACTGGACGATGGTTCAGTTGTTGTTAACTACCATGAGAAATCTAGCCCTCTCAAAAACCCAGAGTTCTATGAGAACTTGGCTGAAGTGTTTGATGAAGGCACACTGCAACATTTATCAATTGAATATCTTGATTACATTGATATCGATAAAGAGTCACGCAAACAACGTGACAAACAATACGAAGATGGTTTACGCCGTACCGGTTTAGGTAAGGACGCGCCTGGAGGAGCCACGTTCGACGGAGCTTCCAAAGTCGTCCACCCAGTTATGGCAGAGTCATGCGTTGACTTTGCTGCTGCGTCTGCACGCGAACTATTGCCACCTGAAGGAATTGTTAAGTCTAACATCAAAGGTGAAGCAGACCGATACAAAGAAGAAACAGCTGACCGTAAGACCAACTTTCTTAACTGGCAGCTTACAGAACAAATTCCTGAGTACCGTGATGAGATGGAGCAACTGCTCACTCAGTTACCGCTCGGTGGTTCACAGTTCCTTAAATGGCGTTTTGATGTAGAACAAAAACGACCAATGTGCGAATGGGTACCGATTGATAATATCTTCCTGCCATTCTCATCTACCAACTTTTACACCGCTCAGCGTGTAACAGAACAACAAGATATTACTGAAGATATTTTCCTCAAACGTATTGAGGATGGATTATACCGCGACATTGATAACATTTATCAATCCACGTCCGATGCTCCATTAAATGATCAGACCCAAGCTGAAAAAGCAAATAACAAGATTGAAGGCAAAGATATCCCATCGGTCAACATCGATGGTTTACGCCGTATCTATGAAATCACTTGCTTTATTCGTTTAGATGAAGATCCATTAACTGACGGACGCCGTGCCCCATACATTTTAACAATCGATGAGACAAGCGGTAAAGTATTGTCTTTGTATCGTAACTGGGATGCTAACGATGAGAAACTCGAAAAGCTGGATTGGTATGTTGAGTTCAAATTCATTCCCTGGCGCGGTGCTTATGCTATTGGTCTCCCCCATCTTATTGGTGGTTTGTCTGCTGCTCTTACTGGCACTCTACGTGCTCTTATGGACGCTGCTCATATCAACAACAGTCAGACAATGCTTAAGCTCAAAGGTGGACGCATTGGTGGACAGTCTGACAGAATTGAACCCACTCAAGTAATTGAAATTGAAGGTGCACCAGGTGTTGATGACGTTCGCAAGATTGCGATGCCAATGCCGTTCAACCCACCATCATCTACATTGATGACGTTGCTGGGTTGGTTAACTGATGCAGCAAAAGGTGTAGTTACCACAGCAGAAGAAAAGATTGCAGACGCCAATGCTAATACACCAGTCGGTACAACACAAGCTCTGATCGAACAAGGCGCTAAGGTATTCTCAGCTATTCATGGACGCCTACATCGTAGCCAAGCTAAATCTTTAAAAATTATTTCACGTATCAATCATTGGTACTTGGAAGAAATGGACAATCAGTCCGGAGAAGAAATTAAAGTTCGTGATTTTGCATACAACGACGATGTACGTCCAGTATCCGATCCAAACATTTTCTCTGAGACCCAGCGTTTAGCACAGACACAAGCTCTGTTGCAAATGGGTACATCAGCTCCCCCTGGAATGTTTGACATGCGCGCAATTTACCGCCGTATGTTGGAGCAGCTTAAAGTTCCAATGATTGAACAGATTCTGCCAAACCCACAGGGTGCAAACGAATCTAACCCAGCGCTTGAAAACGTATCCATGACTATGGGCCGTCCAGCTGCTGCGTACCCCGACCAAGATCACATTGCACACATTAAAATACATTTAGAATATGCGAACAATCCTGCCTATGGTGGCAATCCCGTTATTGGGCCTGTTTTTGCTCCTCATGCTCTTGAGCATATCAAACAACATTTAACATTGCACTATTTGCAATCGATGCGCGCTTACGTGGCACAAGCTGCTGGCGGCAAAGACATGCTTGATTTACATCAAGAAAAACCATTAGATCTTGAAGCACAGCAAGCGCTTGCTTTAGCATCTAACATGGTAGACCAAGATGCAAAAATGAATCTGCAACAATATGTACAACAAATAAGTATGTTGGCACAAAAAGTTGCGCAAGCTCAACAAGCTCAACAAGAAAACGCAGCTATTGCTGATCCAACTGCACAAGTATTGCTCAAGACACAAATGGCTGAGACTCAGCGCAAAATGCAAGAAGCTCAAATGCAGTTGCAGTTTGATAACCAGAAACAAGCGCAAGAATACCAGCTTAAGATTGCTCAGTTGCAACAAAAAGTCCAAGAGTTACAAACTAAATACCAGACGCAAACTAATATTGATAACCAGCGGAATGCCACCGATATTGCTATGGCAAATATCAACAACGCTGCAAAAGAGCGTGTTGCTATGATTTCTGCAAAAGCTGGTATGGATCAAACTCAAAAACAACTTGAAGCTGATCAAAACATGTCTGCTATAGAAGCAATCAACGCATCCAACCAAGATATTAGACAACATGGTTTAGCAATTCAACAACAAGCGTTTGAACAACAAGCGCAGCAAGTTCAAAATCAAATTGAGTTACAAAATGCTCAGCAGCAACATGCTCAGCAAATGGCACAAACAAATCAGCAGCACCAACAGGCTTTGCAACAAGCCCAGCAGCAACATGAGCAACAAATGGCCCAAGCACAACAGCAACAAGCCATGCAACAACCACAACAACCACCCACTGAGGAACAGCAATAATGGCAAAAGATGAATTAGGTTTTCGTCAAACCTACAAGCAAATGGGCGTACAAAGCTCTGGCGGCGGCCCTGGCGAAAAGACAATCGATAGCGGCGCTTCTGGCTCCCATCGTGATAACAACTGGAAGATTGGCGCTAGCCAAGCTAAGTTGACCAAAGGTCAAAAAGTTGGACCAGATAAGAACCTTAACGAAATTGGCGGCGGTAATTTCTATTAATTTAGGGCGGATTCCTTCATAGCCTTGCATTAGTAAGATTATGAAGGACATTTTATCTGAAATCATACAACGCGTACGCGTTGAGCAAACAAAATTAGCGGATACCCTCACCGCTGGTGTGAATGTCAACACATTTGACGACTATCAACGATTAGTCGGCCGATATGAAGGGTTCAAAGACACTTTAGACATCATCAATGAAATTCTGAGGGAAGACGACGAAGAAGATCTGTAGAGATCGCAGGAGGCAGCCGAATGGCAGCATTTGATGTTAACCAACAAGACGAACCAGATACACGGTCGGAAATAGAATGTTTCCCGATTATTGATCCGGGCGTTGAAGTAGCAGGTGATCGAGTACTTGTGCAGTTACGCAGGGAAAAGACCACAAGTAAAGGCGGAATCATCCTTGTGGATGAAACCAAACAAACGTTACGTTTTAACGAAACAGTAGCTAAGGTGGTGCAGGTTGGACCACTGGCATATCGTAATTTAGACGAAAACTTGTCATATTGGGTCGAAGGCCCATGGTGTAAAGAAGGCGATCTAGTACGTACCATCAAATATGGTGGTGACCGTTTTGTTATTAACCCAGATGATGGTGGCGCCCCAGTGGTGTTTATCACATTACAGGCACGTGAAATCATTTCTCGCATTAAGAATTTTGAATATGCGCAGAAAATGAAGGCGTTTGTAGACTAATTTTGAAAGAAAATTATGGCAGAAAATGAAAAAGATGTTCCTGTAAAGGAACTTGAAGACGGCTCAGCCGTTGCAAAGGTTAAATTACCAAAAGAATTTGAACCTGAAGTAGAAGAAAAGGTCGAAGTAGCTGCAGAATCGGAAGATGATGGCGATGATGACCATGAAGATGACCACGAAGATGAAAATAGTGGTGAATCTGATGAAGAACGTGAAAAAATCCGCGAAGCACGACGCGAAGAGCGCAAGTTAAAGAAAGAATTAAAGCGCCAACGCGAAATTTCAGCGAAAAACAAGATTAATTCACTTGAAAAGCGTAATGAAGAGTTAGCACGACGCTTAGCATCACTGGAAAACGGCGCACAATCACTGCGTATTGCCCAGATTGACAAGACTTTGGAAGATGAAGCAACAAAAGTCGAGTATGCTAAGATGAAAATGCTACAAGCAGCCCAACAAGGCGATGCTGCAGCTCAAGTGGAGTACTTGGAACAGTTAACAGACGCTAAA